CCGTATTCCATCATGCGCTCTTTAGCGCCTTCGCCCTTTTCGTGCTTCTTCTTAGCAGACATTGACTTGTACTTCTCGCCTTTAACTGACATTAGATTGCTCCCACTTCCTTGAGTTTAGATACTGTGTTGTTTTGAATGATTTCCGTACTACCCATGGTGTTGGCATCAAATGCCTTGCCCATAACGTCAGATGCTCTACGAGCCTCGTTAATCTTTGCCATGCTTGTACCTTCGGGTTGGATGCCCTGTGCTCTTGCCTCACGGTAAGCGTTCAGTTCACCTTCCCACTTCTTGTTGCTAACGCCTTTGGCGCTGTGTGCATCTCCAGTGCTTAACTGAAGTCCTGCTGCCTTGCAACCAAAGCACACATCTGGACCGCCACACTTGGTGTGGTCTATGAAAAGGTCCTGTGATGCAAATGGAACTGGAGAAGTTTCCTCACAGTTCACGCATCCATACTTTGTAGCCTTAAAATCGTGAGTGTCAGTGAATCCCCATTCAAGCACCTTACTGATATGGTCACACATTTATATCGTCTCCACCGTGTATCCTGCTGCCTCTAGAGCAGTCTTTTCTCCAAGGCTTACCTCGTATGAGTAGCCACCGATATATGCTTCATCAGCAGCATCGACCTCTTCTGAGGAGGGGAATCGAACTTCGTAGTACTCTCCGTCTACCTTGAGGACAGTTATGCCCCTTACAAGCCTGTAACGGCCGAATAGACGCCCTTCGCCAGCAGGTCCTTCGCTGACTGTGGGTGTTGTGAATCTATATGCCATTTGACCTCCTAAGTCCTTTTACTGATGAGTAGGGGTTTCCCCCTACCCACCCGTCTAATTACTTAGACTTTCTATTAACGAATAGAAGACGATGTTTCGATGCGGTATAGAGCATCCTGGCGGTAAACAGACCAGTTAATCATACCGTGCCATCCGACTGGACGGAAACGGTTCAACTTGTCAGTGATGTTACCAAACTCAATGCCTGGTTCCTTCCATACTGCTTCAGCAAGTGCTTGCTGTCCGAGTACGTAAGTGTTGTAGACACGAGCCTTAGGTGTAACTGTAAGTGTGTTTGTTCCAACAGTTCCTGAGTTAGCAACAGACACAGTGAATGTTGTGTTTGTAGCGCCAACTGAGATTGCTGTAATCAAAGCACCTGAACCTACGTTAGTACCTGAGATAGCATCGCCAACCTCAGCAAGACCACCGAATGCAGCGTTTGCTGCAACGATTGTGAACTCGCCTGAAACGCCTGATACTGCAGGAGCAGTAGCAAGTGCAGTGCCAGCAGCACCTGAGATTGAGTTTGTCATACGTGGTGTCTCGATGAAACGGACACCTTCCCATGCGCCAAGTTCACCAGCAAATAGTGGACCAGCATTCTGGTACTCATGTGGTGTACGCCAGATGTTGTTACCTGTCTCTGTACGGAGGTCATGTGAAACTTCTGGGTGGATGTATGAAACATACATTCCGCCACGAGTTACAACGTTGTTAGCACGCAACTTTGTTACAGCGTAACGAACGTCGCGACCCTTGAATGTGTCTGTTGCTGTGATTGTGTTCTTAGCAGCAGTTGTAGAAAGTGCACCAGCAGATTCGCGGATGACGTTTGTACCTGCATCGAGAACAGCAGCAACACCATTGTCAAGTGTTGTAGCCATGTTGAATGAGACTGCGTTTGCAATCCATGGGTCAACATCAGCAAGTGACATGAGTGACAACTTGCGTGTTGGGAGTACTACGCGACCAAGTTCCTGCTGTGTAACATCAAGAGTTGTGGTTGCTGGTAGTGCTACTGCATCTGGGTCTACAGTTTCAGCGAGAGTCGCACCAGCAATTGTGGTGTCAGAAATATCGTTGTGGAACTGGAAACGGATTGAAGAACCGTCGTGAGTTGGGTTTCCGACCTTCTTGTCCGCGATAGCGCGGAACTGTGGCACTGAACGAAGGTTGAGTTCAATCAACTTATCGTAAGCCATAGTTACAAGATTGGAACCTAAACCAGAGGTTGTGGTTGAAAAGACATCTGCCATTTGGAGATATCCTCGCTTTCTGTTTAGTTAGTGTGCGGTTGTTTTACTGACCGCTGAGGATGGATAAAATTTCTTCTTCTGACTCTGCTCCCGCAATGCGGTTCATTAAGTCATCTGAAGCAGCGGGTGTGTCTGCGCCTGTTAGCACTGAGTCCATCTTCCGTAGGGAATTAATATCATCTTGGTTGACGGCTGGTTTTTCAGATGGTGTATATCCGAAGACATCACCATTACTGTCCAGCCATGCGCTAATAGCATCTTCAGATGCCTCGATATCAGATGGAATAAACTGTGCAATCTTTTGATTGACACCCTTGGACGTAAGTACGTCCTTTAAAATCCGCTCTTTTTGGGACTTGGTTAATTCACCATATGAAGTTTCTAGTTCCTTGTTCTTACGCTGTTCAGCCTTTAGAGCCTTACGTAGTTTCTTAACGAGGTCTGTATCCGATTCAAATCCACCTGTAGGTGTATCTTCGTCTTCTTCTTCATCCCAGTAGTTGTCGCGGTTATCGCTCATGCGATTGTCTCCCTTTTTAGTAGTTGTCGCACACCTCAATTCAGACGGGGAATCTGTCTTGGCTTGTACTCTCGGTCTTGTACGCCCTCTGAGGCCGATAGATTCAGAGGGGATTCTTTTATATTAGCCCTGTAGTGCTTGTTGCTCCAAGAGAGCCTTGAGTACTTCCTGCTCGACCTTGGAACGCTCTAATATTTTGTTCGCCAAGTCTCTTGCGTCGCTCAGAAGGCATAGCCATAAATTGTTCGGCTTCAAGTTCTGACTGAATCATTGATTGACGGCTAGCCTCTGTTGTGGCTGCTCCTCTTTCATAAACTCCTGAAAGCATTGTTGTAGGCATAAGTTGTTCGCCAATTGTCTGGAATGCCTTAGAAGCATTTGCCTCAACGGTTCCTACTCCAACTCCAGCATCATTAGCACCAGCAAGAGCAGCAAGTTGCTTCATCTTGCCAGCATCAAATGTAATTCCGTAAGAAGCGCGTTGTAGTGCCTGCTGAGAGAATGCTGCAGTCTTCTGGTTAATTTCAAATTGTTTTTGACCGATGCTGTTGTCTGCATAGAAATCAATAAGACCCTGGGCATCATTGATGTAGCCAAGTGCTTTAAGTGTTGCAACCTTATTAGGGTCAGCAGCAAGTGCTGCAACGCCGTACTCTGCAAATCGTGCATCAAGGTCTGTAATCTTAACACCATTGGAGATGAACTTCTGGATGCTATCTTCGCTTGCATATAGTGAACTGCGACCAGTCTTTGCAACTAGGTCTTTTACTCCAAGTTTGAAAGCCATTAGTTCTTTTGGAGTTGGGAGTTCTTGACCATTCTTAGGAGCAAACTCTCTAAGGTAGGTGTACTCTTTGTAGAAAGGAGACTCAATGGTAAGACCATTTTTTGTAGTAAAACTCTTGTTGTTATAAAAAAGATTTGTTGCTTCTACTTCTGTCATGCCATCAGCCATAACATAGTCAATGAAGGCAACAGATGCCTGCTGCATAGACTCAGGAATTCCAAGTTGCTGTAGTGTTGCTAGGATTAAGTCTTTCTTGCTTGTAGGTGTAGCATTAACAACAGTGCTATTAATAACTGACCTCTGGTCAACAGTAGGTGCTGTTACATATAACCCTCTGCCATCTCCAGTAGGAGTGGTAGTTCCACCAATTTGCTTTGCTAAAGAAATAGCGTCTGACCTTGTTTGGGCAAGTAGGTCCTGGGCCGCAGTTTGTGTTGCCTTTGTTTCAGCAAGGTTCTGTGCAACATCCTTTGACTGAAATGCTAGGTTTGTCTGCTCTGCAATAATCTTTTGATTGTTAAGTGCAATCATTGCCTGTGCTTGCTTGAGAGGATTACCCTGAGCAGCAGTAACCTTTGCACGGGCTGCTTCTACGGCAGCATTCGCTTTATCAACGGATGCTTTAGTTAGTGGAGCACCGCCACCTTCGGCTAGTATAGCCATTATCTGAGACCATCCCTTAATGCGTTAGCAATCGATGTACCTTTTGCTCGTCCAGCGTC